CGCTCACCCCGGTCACTAACCTCCCGTCGAGGATTACCGCCGCCAGGGCGGGATTCACGCGCCGGACGAGGTTGTCTTGAACTTGATTAAGTTCGGGGTCCGAAGTATGCAATCTGGTGAGTGGGACCAGGGTCATTACGGCCACCAGTCATTAGCTAAGTACACATCTACCGTTTTTCTAGCTGCGCCTGCGTCGCGGTTTTCGAACATGTCCTTCAGTTCCAGGTCCCATTTCATAAGCAGCGCTTGGAGGGCTGAAGTGTCAGATTCTTCCTTCGTTAGCATCTGAATTGCCGCATAAACCACGCTGTATCGTTCCCACCCGTTAGGGAAGGCCACCGTGTCTGAGTCGTTAGACAGCGTCGTGGCCTTGGGGATGTACCAAATCGTGCCGGTCAGCCCAGAGTCGGGAATCGGCGCAAATCTGATTCTATCCGCGCCAGAGAACTTGTAGCGTGGCAGCGTAGGCCAGGTTGAAATTTCTTGATTTGCGAAAACATTGCGCTCGGTGCTCGTGAACGGCTGTAACGTATACGTTACGCTTCCCGAGATCAGGTCAATGCCTTGCAGTTTGTAAAAGTCACTGGGAAGGTCCAAATATTCAGAGCCGTCAGTTGTAAAACTAGCTGACGACTCTAAATAATCCCCCCCGTAAGCCGCCACCAGCTTATCGTGGACGATGGCTAGCCCTTCGTTCAACCAAACATTCAATTCTGCATTGGTCACGAAGGTGGTGGAAGGCATGTCGGCCCGGGACCGGGCGTTCGTGCGAAGTTGGGCCAAGGTCGTCATGCTTCCCCCTATATAAAGTGCCGGAAGCGGGATTGGGTACCCGCATCACCTGCTACTGCAGGCTACTAGGTTTGTACGATTCCGGCGAAGCCATTACTGCGGAACGTTGGTGTTCGACAAGTACAGACAAAACGTCAACTTCTCGTCTGTGGTCAAGTCGGCCGCGGTACCCGCTTTAAAAACTGTGATGCTCACGGTCTTGTTCGTCGCAACCGATTCAGCGGTTACCACGACGGCCCAATCATCTGGCGTTGTCGCGTCGATGATTTGGAACGTGCCGTGAAGGTATGAATTGTATTTGTCCGCGAGCGTGATGGTGTACTCGCCCGTGCCGCCGTCCGGGATGGACGAGACACCAGCACCATACACGTCGGTGAGGTCGGCGTTTCCGGCACCCGTTCCGCCGCCAACAATCTGGACGACGCCGCGTTGCAGGAATTGGCCTTCTGAAAAGTTTCTAGCAGCCATAGTGTTTTCTCCAAGAAAACTAGGGGGCCGAACGACAGCCCCCTAGGCCGGGGTTTAGGTAGGCATTTTGACACGGGCGTTGTAGCCCGGGGCGAGACAGCCCATTTGACCGTAGAAGGAGATTCGACCTTCGTAGGCATCTTCGTTGTAGATTCGCGATTGCTTCGCACCGTCGAGGTCCTGAAGGTTGAGCAACTCGCCACGGTGGTAGAGCTTCCAGGTGTCGAGCTGCAGCAATCGACCAACGCCTGAGGGGCAGTTGACGTCAGGCTGAATCATCAAGTCGCCAGTGGGGCCAAGGATGCGAATTCGGCTGAATCCGACGTCGCCGACCGTGGCGTACTCGGTATCAACCTTCGACCCGAGAGCGAGTTGCACGTTCTTGGAATCGCTGTAGTTCAAGAACAAGTGCGAGGGTTTCGCGCCCCGGCGAGCCATTTCGTGCATCGCGGTGATAACGCCTTCTTCAGGGTTAAGAGCCGAGATGTCGATTCGAACGCCACCGAGACGGTCGGTGTCAACCGAGCGGTCAACGCCGAAGAACGAGGTCGCGCCAGGAGCCGACTCGGGGTTCCACGCTTCGAGACCCGACAAACGGACTGCGGTCGAGTTGTTCTTGGCGTCGCCCTTCATGTAGAGGCCGTCAGCCGCTGCGAGACCCGTGATGTTGGCAACCGCGCTCACGGTGATTTTGCCGAGCGTGCGGTCGACTGCGGTAACCGTCATCGAGTCGCCAGAGTCGCGAAGCGCTCCACCGTCCGTGCCTTGGTCCGCCACAATCACCTGGCCAACTTCGAAGTTGGTGATGTCTTGTGTGGTAGCGAGGGTAATCACATCACCTGTGATACCGGCTGCCGCGATAACGCCGATTCGGCCCGTGCCGCTGCCGTACATCGCAATCGCGAGCGACCGCGAGGCGTTGTGGATGGCCGCGCTAACTTCCGTGTCGAGCGTGCTCAACAAGGTTGCCGCGTTGTCTCGACCGGCCAAAATGGCTTCGAATTCGAGAGCGTAGAGCTGGTAGTCCTTGACCGTGGTCAGAAGGAACTGTTCGCCCTTGTGGGGAGAGATTTGCGCCTGTGCTGTGGCGAATGCCGCGCTTCGTCCACCGACGTTGTCGGCATAACGAACCGTAATGGCTTCCGCTGCGCCCTTGAACTGCGATTTGGGGCACATGGCCAGGAAGGGGTTGTTGTCATATACGAGGTTGAAAACACGTTGCTGAGAGTACATCCTCTTCAGCAGGTGTGCCATTTGCGACGTGGTAGGAGCTGTCATTTGAGTCACCCATTACCGGTGACCCGTAAGGTGTCACCAGCCGAAAAGTTTTTTGGCATCCTCTAGGGCCAGTGCTTGATATTCTTCAGCCGTTTTGGGCTTGGAAGTCGTGACTGTCAGAGGTGGTGCCGAAGTTGCTGCACTAGATAATGTCTTGCTCGTCGGCTGGGGAGCTGCGGCCTGTGACTGGGAGACCTGGGGTGATTCTACCATAGGTGCCTCGGGTGTCAACACCTTGCGCCAGCTCTCGGCTTCTTGCTTAAGATAGCCCTCCACTGCATCGGCAGCCAGGGCGTAGGACTCAGAGAGCGTGTCCCCTGGGGGAGACCCGGTCCGGTTCTTGAAATCAAGGATGTACTGGAGCACCATCTTGTGCGCCCCGCGAGCCGAGATGAGCTTGTGGTCCTTGGTAGCCTCTCTAATCTCGCTAACCAGCTTATTTTCGGCTTGTTCGGCTCGGAATTTCCGTAATTCGGAAAGTTCTTCCTTAATTTCGGCCAATTCCGGGATTTCGGGACGCGAAACGTCACTCTCGGGCACGTTTTGTGCAGTTGACTGCATGTTCAGGGCCTGAAGGACTTTGCTCGAGTCTCCAGAGTTTACCGCCTGGGTCAGCGCTCGCAGGGTAAGTGGATCAAACTGCTGGAGTGCCTCCATGTAAGGCTTAATGCGCTCCTGTTCTGCGCGAAACGCGGCCTTTTCCTGTGCCAATTTCTCGAAACTCTTCTCTAAGGGGGCAGGTTTCGTAACAACCGGTTCCGCTTGCACGGGCTCGGGAACGGCTTCGGGCTGCGCTACCGCCTGCGCGACCGCCTGCTCGGGCACTGGCGCAGGCTCCTCGACCTTGGTTTCCGTCGCCGGAATCTGCCCCGCCTCGAATTCCTTGGCGAGTGATTCAATTACGTCGCTAGATAACCGGGCCTGGGACTGGTGCTGGACCGGGGACTGGACCTGCTGGGAGTTGGGGTTCGACATTGGGCATCATTCCTGGAATGGGTGGCGGTAATACAGCCCCACCCATTGGCGGTGCCATGGGCGGAACGAGAATCATTGTAGCCTGGTCAATCAACTGTCGCAACATGTCTAAGCGCTCTTCGTCCGCGCCGTGGTGTCTGCCGTACAAGTACGCGGCCGTGGCCCTCGACTGAATGAGTTGCGCGTTCTGGTAAATTTCTATGGGGCGCAGCTCAGGCACCTTCTCGTCCATGATGGCCGAAATGGTTGCGTCTACGTCGTCTATGGCAGCGTTACCTAGGTTTTGCTCGGCGTCGATGTCCGGGAACTCGAGCAGCCGCTGCGCAACCGGCTTGTCAATGAACCCGTCCATCATCATTTCTTTGACCTTTGCGTACTTGGCCGCCGGGGTCTGCGGAAGCGACGAAACCGGGAACATCTGCATGACATATGAATCCTTATCGAGGTTAATGTCTTTCCAATCGACCTCGATGATATATCGCTTGGAGGGCGTGCGCATCTTGTAGCCCTTGTGGCCCCACTGCTTCGTAATTAGGTCTAGCGACGTGGCTGCGTAGTCTAAGAAGAACTGTTCCCACTGCTGGTGAATCAGTGCGAATCTCTCGGACTCGATATCGTTGTACTCGCGAAGTGCGACAGCCGCATCGAGACCGCTTGGCTTTTTGGCCATTGCGGACAACTCGCTAATTCCGACAATCTGAAACGCATATCGGAAGAGCCGGTCGATTTGCATGAACTCTTCTTGGGCGACCGCATTCACGTTGTCGATAATCGGAGGGCTGCCCGTGTAATGCACCACATCGCCGATGTCATTGGTCAAGTGGTTCGGGTTCACCTTCGAGCCCGTCTGTACGAAGATACGACCGCGGCCCTTGCGTCGAAGTTGCTCTGACACTGAACGCATGAGCCGGTTCAGCTCTAGCTGAATGCCCGTCAGTTCTTCGGCAACGCCTTTCCCCCAGTATCCACGAAGTCGCTTCTTAAATCGAAGTACAACAAAAGGAAATCGACATATTTTCCAGTCTTCGCAGAAGACTTCACATCCATCAATACTGATTGCGTGCTTACCGTCCTCGGCTCCGTCTTGGGAGGGGAGATGCCAGGCTTCCCAGACTTCCACCATGTCCGCAACTGTAGAAGCAATCGTGTTAATGTCTGTCGGAGCTGGGGCGGCGAGAATTTCGTCAACATATTCGGGAAACATTTTACACAAAACTTCGCGTTGTACAAACTTCCGCCGAAACATCTGTCTCGGGTTGCCGTCGTGCCCGTCGGCGTCGTCTACGAAAATCTCGT